TGAATTGAGAAATCAACCGGGTGAATCCCAGCTTCGAGCACAGTGGACTTGGTCATATCGTTCACGGACTTAAGAATCGCTGCGTTCATCGTTTCACTCCTAAAAATAAGCCGGTCACACCGGACACAAAGGTAATCTACTCTACTTCCCGGTAGGTGTCAAGATATTTCACAGAATCTTGACACAACTATATGGTTCACTTGAAAAATCTCGGTTAACCTCGATTTTTCTTCGTTCACTCTGCGCCCCTAAGGGCGCATGTGGAAGGCTTGGTGTCGTCGACAGGCTCCTAACCAAATATTCCTATAAGGGATTATCAGCTAAAAAGCCTGTTTTGTCCTCAAGCTATTTTCGGATTGTTCCTAAATGCCTATCCTTGGAGATGTTACAGCCAATCTCATGGCAGTATTCAAGGCACTGAGTAAAGGTACTAAACGATGCCAATCGTTGCACCTGGCACCCATTGAGGATGCCAACGGCATCCCAAGTCTGACCATGGTCATCGGTGGAAATTTCAACGGCATCCATGGTTTTCCTGGGGGTAAGCAGTCGGTAAATCTTAGGCATTGTTTTCGCTGGGTAACGACTTTTTAGGTACACCGTACATGATGGCATCAGCCACTACCTCGGTCATGGAATCTACCAGTTCACGCTGAAGCTTCCTGGCAGCAGCTTCCTCATAATTTCCATGCTCATCATGATGAGCCTGGTAAACGGCCAGTCTTTTGTCGGCATTGTAAAGGATCGCAAGGAAGGATCCGAGCCATTCACGACCAATCGTTATAGTCGTTTTCTCTGCGGTACATACCGCATGTAATCCAAAATCCTTATCATTGCTTGTCATCATTGAAAGCCTCCTTCAAAACCGATTTAATCTCATTCCTTAGATACAACCGAAAAGCATCTGCAATCGTCTGGTAAAGGATATCGTTTGCGCTGGAATAAAATACCTCGGGAATCTCATCCGGTTCCTTCTGGGGTACTTGGGATTCTTTTCGTTTCCTGACCATCTTAGTTTCTCCAAACATACAAAGGGCTTCCTGATTCATCCTCGCCCATGATGCCGAGCCCTGGTTCGACACCCCTAGACTTATCAACCACCATAACAACCGCTTTGGCGGTTGATTCCAAATACCGCCGGACAAACACCCAGAACTGACCTGGTATTTTGTCCGGTAGTACCATCCCCAAATCGTCAGCAGTCATCTGGATTTGGACATTGTCCCATCGCAGCAACCGGAGGCCATCCGGAGATACCCCTGAGAATGCACCAGATGGCATTAGAAGGCATATTGGCCTTCCATTGGCCTTTGACTCCATTTCACCAGCAAAAGCCTTTGCAATGGCCGCTGATGATTTCTGCGGGGGTACCGGGGGAAATTCCCTCGGTATCCTGGGCAAGTTAAACACCTTGTCAAGGCCCAAACGGACGGCACCATCTCCGGTGAACATGTCACCTAGCGAACCATCCGACCAAACGGGGGCAATGGTGTGATCAGAATTGAAATATTGGGGAAACACACAATAGTGGGGCACGATCAATTTTGACCGGAAGTATAGATTGCACACCTCGAACCGGAGGGCTGATTGCCACTCCCTCCGGATTTTTTCTAACTCATCCATTATTTACCCCACCTGGAATAGTGGGTACTGTTTTGGATGGCCTCGAATTCAACTTCCTTGGGGTCGAGTTCGACGGGGGGTAACCCGTCAATAAACTCGTAATAGTCTAATTCGACATGACTTACCTGCTTTCTGTACTCGATCCAATGAATTTTTACCTGCCGGTCAACACCGCCAACGGTGAATACTGAAACACAATCTTGGTATCGCCAAATCATCACTTCACTCCTTTATTCACGATCCGTTCGATCCTCAGTTGTTCTAACCTATCGGCTTCCATTTGTAAAGCGGAAAGTTCCGCAGCAGTCCATTTTTCGCTGGGTACCTGGTTATACATGGAATGGGCCATGTAAGCCACCCTGCACAAAAGGCCCAACGATATTGTCAAGGCATAAACCGCAGTTCTAAGGGTCACCTGGCACCTCCAATGGTGTGAATGATTGTTACTGCCCCATTTGGCTGGGTATATGACACCGCAACCTGGGTAGTGTACTGAGCCGGTCCACGGCACCCTGGGAGCAGTACTATTGCCAGTACTGCCCCCAAAATTACTTTACGCATTTTCAGCCTTTCCAAGTATTTGGTCCAACCGGTCAGACCATATACCATCAGACCAGAGCCAATAATCAATGGCCTCACCGGGTGATCTAAAATTCTCGATATTGATCCCGAGAACCTCGATTAACCGTTTGTCGTGGTAAATCGTGATAAAAGCCGACCACCAACGATGCAAATCAGCTTCGGTTGCATGGTAGCCTAGGTATGTGACGGATGTCACATGGCATTCGGCAGGTTTCACGGTAGTACGATAAACTGTATAGCTCACAAATCACTTCCTGTTCTGTTGGGTACCTGGTTTCTATCGGCCACCGAGGCGACCGGACATCACATCTTGAAACAATTGGATATTTTCTCGGCGAGCTTTGAGAATGCCCTCAAACCATGCCCTACGCTGGGCCTTTGTCAATTTCTTCCATATTTTTGCTTGGAGGCAATGCCTGGAAATCAGGCAAAGCTTCCAGCCTGGGGTAGAAACATGGTATCTACCAACGAAGGTGAAGAACCAATTGGCGTAATCGGAAACTTTGAAACCTTTCATGGAACACTTCCTTTATTTGAGGGTAGGTGGTTTAGAATTGAACAAAACAAACAACATCGTCATCGACGATAATTTTTCCACTATCCCTTGCGCTGAGTGATTCCATGGCCTCATCAACGGTGGCCACCCGGTAATCTCGCTGGTACTCGTCATCCAGTACAAGCATACGATCAGTGCAAAATTCTTGCACCATCTCGCCCAAATGCTGGGTAATGGTGGCGATATCCTCGGGGGTAGGTCCCGGGCCAACTTCTTCCAGCCCCCTGCCATATTCGGCAATATACCGACAGTAGTCAGTTTCCCCGGTCTCCGGACATTCGAGGCGGACAATCCACATATTCGCATAGGAATACTGGGACATCACCTCAATAGTGAACCCGGTGGTGGATTGGATCGAGAATTCTTGAATTTTACGATGGTCGACTTTCACGGTATGTTCCTTTCACGGTGGGTACTGGGTTTGACCTGGCGCTAGCCTGATCCACCCGACCACTAACCTAAAGGGTAGTGGGCGGATAAACGGGCTAGTTCATAGTAAATTCTAGCACTTTTCCAGCGGTGTCCACATTGTACCTGAGGATCTCAAACATCTCCGGAATATATGGCGCTAGCCATTCCGGAGGGGTACCCGTTCTGGAACCACACCAGTTCCAGTACGGGTCTTGATCCGAGTCATCTGGGTGGTAGTACCACCCGGTTAATACCCCGGTAGGGGTTTCAACCTCAACCCTAGCAGATGTTTCCTGATGTTTGTCATCCCACTGCTCCCACTCGGCTCTAATTTTTAACATCACATACTTCCTTTTCTATGGGGTACCCGGTATTGCGGGGGGTACCCCCTTTTGAAAAATGAAAATCCTCGTCCTATTCTCCGGAAATCATCAGGGCCACAACCTCCTGCAATTCTGCTAGCGTGGCACTCTGTGCCTCTGGATTACCGGGGCTCCAAAACCCCGTTTTATCCGTCCTGCACAGCCAAGACATCAAATCATCTCGGTCACAGTTTTGGCCTATCCATTCCCGCAATGCAGTTCCTGGATACATCACTCACATCCTTTGACTGTTGGCCTGTGTCGGTTTCACTCGTCCGACATGGGTAAGGTATACCTAACATCGGCAGGTGTCAACGAAAAATCCTGGGAAAATTTTTCTGAATTTGCGCTTACCAAGACTACCCAAACCCCCCATTTTACCAAAATTGCCCATTTTAACATTTTGCCTAACCTGCCCAAACATCCCATTTTATCCAAACCCCCCATTTTAACATAAAATCTTGCCTATTTTGCCAAAATTATACAAACAACCAAATACCCAAAATGCACAAAACCCCCATTTTAACATGGAAATTTTAGCCTAATCGGCATATCTTGCCAAGCTTGCCAAGATTGCCTATCTTAACATTTGATCTTTCCCCAGGGATGAACCCCTACCCTACCCTATTCGGATGACATTATCGCAGGCAATAGCCGAACCCGGAAAAATCCAAGAAAAAATATTCAAGGGAATCCGTTGACAAGGACGAAACACAAACTATACCTTACTTTGGATCGACAAACGAAACCCAGTAAAAAGGAACATACCAATGGCGAAACCAGCAGGAGTAGTATTGTTTCGGGGAAAAAGCCGACTTAATGGCGACCCTATTTTTGTAGTGGCTACCTTTGATTCCAAGAACGATAAGACGGGAAATATGATCCAAACTTGGATTCTACAAGAATCCATCGACCCCGTTTTGTCGGTCAAAAATGGCTGGGATTTTAGTGTTTGCGGAACCTGCCGTTTCAAATCCGGGAATGGATGCTATGTCAACCACGGACAGGCCCCGTTGGCCGTATGGGCAGGTTATCACCGTGGGATTTATCCGGATTATGACCATGAAACCCATGGCGAACTGTTCAAGGGCCGCCGCCTTAGAATCGGATCATATGGGGATCCTTCAGCAGTTCCCGTAGAATCATTTTCGCAGTTACTGCCACTAGTGGAAGGCCATACGGGGTATACCCACCAATGGAAAAATATCCCGGATTACCGGGGAATCCTCCAAGCCAGTTGCGACAATGCAGCCGACGCAGCCGAGGCCATAGAGAAGGGATGGAAATGCTTTACCGTGGTCGAATCCTACGAAAACACAACAGCACCCGGAATCATTTGCGTCAACGAAACCCATGGCAAGACCTGCCTTGAATGCAAACTTTGCAACGGAGCCAAGTCTAACATTGTGATCGAAGCACACGGCCCCAAAGGCAAACTAGCCAAGGCCAAACTGGCCTTGCAAACAATCTGAAAAAATATTTTTCAAAATCCCCGGGTTGAGCTTGCGCCCGGGGATTCCATGGATTATAAATCTCTTAGTGATCGAGTGAAACCCAGTGAAGGAGAAGAAACCATGTACGAACTGACTTTGACATTCTTTGGAAACAAGAGCCCAATCGTAACAAAATTCAAGACTTTGGAAGACGCAAAGTTCACCTACGAATACGCCCGGGAATATCACGGCAAAGGGTTGAAGGGCGGAAGAATCAGCTTTCCATTACCCGGATCCAATGAACGATACCAAATCAATAACTAACCCCCAGTGAAGGAGAAACGACCATGGACTACAAAAGCCTTGATACCCAAATCGAAATCTATAGCGGAAGTAACCACGAACTGATTTTAGACTGGATCCGCTGGAATGACCGCAACGGAGCTTGGTGGCCGGAGGATCCGGATTATGCCGAACTTACCACGGAAGAACTCAGGAAAATAATGGTCGGAATGGTTCACGAATTGGTTGAACTTGGAGCATTCACCGACGATATATACTACGGCAGATAATACAAACCCAACCAGTAAAGGAATTATGACCATGAGAACGCAATACAGAGTATCTTACACGCAGGCCAACGGCAAAGAGGGCTTTCTCCTTAGCCCAAAACCGCTAAGCACTAAGAAGCTCCAGGATTTGCTAAATAAAGGACGAGAGGATAAAGTAATTATTGATCGATGTCAATCTATGCGGATTGACTGGAGCTTCTGCGGAAGATAACCACAACCACTAGGAAAGGAAAACGAATAATGACCAAGCGCATTTTGTTTCATATCGCCGCCGTCAACCACCAAACCCAACCGGACCACCGGAAGGAAGCCCGGCAAGCCCTTTGGGCGCAGGCCATCGCAGCAGCCCACACGGCCAAGGAGTTTCGCCGCTGGCTGTACGATGAAGGCAGTTGGGAAGAAGGCGACGACGCAATTTCTTTTTAGTCCACAGTCCAAAACCCAAATAGTGAAGGAGAACCGGTGATGAACCATACAAAAGGATTTTATACGACTTGGAGAGGCACCTACGATTCCAACGGAATCACCCGGGAAGACTACGGGTATTTTGTCCACCCCCGGAAGCTTACAACGCTCAAAGGGATTGAACGAGCCTTAAACCGGAACCGAAAAAGAATCTGGAAGGAATCCGGAAGACCGGAAGAGCCACCCAAAATCACGGTTTACGCACGATGACCAACCAACCCGGGAAAATCTTCCCGGGTTTTTTTTTTGTGCCCACGCTGGAACGAAAAAGGAAAATCCCCGGAAGGGTACCCGGAGGGTACGGCCTTTACAGGCGAGAGCCAATAAGGGAGCAAAGCGGGTAGAGGCCGGGGAATGGTAGCGGGTAACAGGGTAGAGGGTAGGTTGATAGATGAATCGGGGAATGGTAGGAAAGGCAATTGTAGGCCATTTTTGCGCCCATCGGCACCGGATCCCAACCCCCACCATTCCCCCAGATCGACTATATGGCGCTCCAGGTTCGACCAGGCAGCCGGTCAAAAAAAATTCCCACCATTCTCGATACAGAATCCTTCACCGGGTACCGGGTAACTGCCCCCGGATCGACCGGAGGCGAGGCCATCGACCAACAAATTCCACCGATGTTCCTGCACCGCTTCACCGGATTCGGACACCGCAAGACACCACAACCACCACGAAAAACGCCCCATGCACCACGAAAAAGGGCCAGTATTTGAGGCCGTACCGACCCAAAAATGACCAAATCAGGACCAAAACCCCCCGCCCCAACAAAGGACCCGAATCTTATGGCAAAATGAAATGGGGACATAACAAGCGGATAGATATCAAAACTTCAAAACCCACCCCTTATACTTAATCACCACTCCTACTACCACATATATATATATATCACCACACCCCCTCCCCCTTTTTTGGAATCCTGAATCTAATATGTATTCCAAAAAAGTGCCTCTATATACCAAAACTTTTTTTTGAATAATGGATATGATTATCCCCATTGTTCTGCCATTGCTTTGGCAATTCCCTGGTATGTCTTGGATCGTATTTTCCATCTGTCTTTTGATGGTGGTAATTTATTCTGACCGGATATTGTCTGGTTACCCCATAGCATTTTTTGTGTATTTGATTTTGTACCAAAGATTATTTGGTCATTGTAATTTTTGTAGATGACATCATCTTCGGTTGGTCCTATGCAGGAGCAGTCTGCATAATGACAAAGGTGTTTTTGGCAATAGGGTTCATCGCAGCAATCGCATTGGTCACAGTCTGCTGCGCTGGTGACTGTCTGGAAGCCTATTGGTGGGATGACATCGTGGATGTTGACGGTAAGGGCTGGAAGGTTATGCAGCCATAGGCAAGTCTTTTTGCTAGCGTCGTCACCGAACATCCATGGGTGGATGATTTGGTCTGGTTTACGGATCCTGGAACTGATGACTGATACGGGGTTTTCTATGGCTATTTTTGGTATGTTGCTGAACATGAGGGTCTTGACGAAGTCAAGTGCTTCCTCGGTTAATTGTGGGTCACGGAGTCCTCTTGTTGTCCAGTGCATTCCGCTGACGGAAAGGTAGGTGCATGGTGGGTGGGCTATTAGTAGGTCCCAGCCATTATTGAGGATGTCTTTGACATCCCCTTGGTAGTGTGGACCAGGTGAGTCTGTTGGTAGGAGATCGCAGCTAAGGGCCTCATGGCCTTTGGCCAAAAAGGCATCCCGAACTGTTCCTGAATATTCGCAAGCTACAAGTACCTTCATCACTCACTCCATGTATGGGACTTCGTCCCATGGTAGGTTAATCTTCATGGTTCTCAGGGAATAGACATTCTACCAGATACATGGCGACTACGGCAAGGATAATTATGATTATCGAGGCCATTATTTCTGAGTTGGTCATGGTGGACTCCTATGGGAGTGGCCCTAAGGCCACGACTACTGGAATATATACTAGAACCATTATAGGCTATAGGATACTGTCTTTCCTCAGCGGTGAGCGTTAGCGAACACCTAAGTATTTTGGATATTTGAAGAAGATTTGATGAATTCTCTTCAAAACACCGATACTTGTTCAAACAAGTGTTTTACAATACATTATAAAAGCTAGTTGATCTAGGAGCTTGTCGACGACGATCAAGCCTTAACATTGCCCGCTTGATGCGGGCAAGAGTGACGAAGTAAATCGAGCTCGTTGCGAGATTTACTGAGGAACCAATATAATACTAGGGTAAGATTGAAGTGACAGCAAAGAAAAAGCATAACGACCGTAATCCGAAGTATCGTTTCAAGAAGTGTGATGATCCTTTTGAGGAAGCGAAGGAAGAGGCAATGCAGGCCCGTAAGGGCCAGTATCGTAATGGTATTCCGAATACTTTCGCAGCGCAGGGTTTGCTTGGGTTGAGGAAGTACGCAGAGGAATGGTGGATTAGGAACAAGAGGGATGGTGTACTCGGGCCTATGTTTCATACCAAGGCTTTGTTTATGGATTGGTATGGTGATAATCCGAGGCCTGGTAATTGTTTGTTGGTGAGAAAGGACATGAAGGATAAGGCTATGCCTCACAATGTCAAGTATGTGATGGATGAGGCATACAGGACGGTTGTGAATTTACAGAAGCATCAGAAACATAATTATTTTGGTGTGGTTTGGGATCCTGGGTTTAAGAATCACCCTGGCGTATGGAGGGGTGAATTCAGGATGGGTGAACGGAATTTTAAGCGTAAGGGTTGGATATACAGGGAATTTGGTAGTGAAAAGCAGGCTGCTAGGTGGGTGGATTATTTATTGGAAAAGAAGTATGGTGTATACTGTGTATTGAACCGGGACATTGATAGATCGTTGGGTCATGAAGACTTTGACGATATTCCGGTTGAGTTATACGGGGGCTGGAATGGTGCAAAATGATCCACTTATTATGCCCAACCGTTTAGAAAAAATATTCGGTAAAGAATTTTACCATGGTATTTTGGGATATGACACTGCGGAAGCTAATGTGGAGTTTGCACATTATGCTCGGCGCAGGCTTGTGAAGTTGGATCAGGAATGGTATGCAGGAATGTATTTGACTGAGCTTGGGATGGATGAGTTAAGTGAAGAGGGTAGGCTCCCATTATTCATCAGCGTGGCTACCAGGACATCGGCAAAGTACAAGAAGGGTGAGGTAAGCAAGCTTTTGAAGTTTGCTTGCAGGAATGCTGTGTATCAACTACATCAGCATGGGATTGAGGCTGAGTGGTCTGGTAGTGTTAATTCGCCAGTGTATGTGGATGATCAGTTGGATATTGAGGAGTCAACATACGAGGCTGGAACAAGGGTGTTCCAGGATTGGTACAAGGAAAGTGTGTTGGATTCTGGAAGGGGAAAAGGTGAGTCGGATGTTGTCACTTCTTTGCTGATAGAGATATTGCAGAAGTTGGCGATGGTTGGTTTGGATCCATGGATGTTGAACATGCAATGGATCACGGAGAAGTTTGGGTTGGGTGAGGATGATGTTATTACGGAAAAGCATGCCAGGATGATGCTGGCGGATATTGAAAAAGGAAAATATATTGGATGACATTGAAGAGTCTTCTGATTTGCCTGTAGGCAAGCGTTTATCTCTGCGTGAGGTTACGGTTGCCTTGAAGGCATGTAATGGCTCGCTGCCAAAAGCAGCGGAGGCTCTTGGTGTCGATCTTTACAAGTTGAGTCGATACATTGCGGTTCGTCCAAAACTTCGGGATTTGTCAGCGAAGCTTAGAAACATGTTGGTGGATATTGCTGAAGGTCATTTTTCGGATGCTGTTGTGTCTGGGGATGCTTGGGCTGTGAAGATGGCTCTGAGTACGCTGGGTAAGGATCGAGGTTACACCTCGAAACAGGAGATTGATCACAGGTTGATCAATACTACGGATCCAACGAAGATGAGTGATCAGCAGTTGCAGGCTTTGGTTGAGGAAAGGGCTAAACAGCAAAGGATTTCTGCAAAACAGAATGTTATTGAAGTGAAACCTGTGAATAACAAGGACCGGGTTGTACAGGACATGGATTTTAACAATGAATGACTTGGATCAAATGGTTGACGAATTGGCCAAGCGTCACAACGCCAGGTCAAGTTTCAAGCATTATTGCGAGTATGTGTTCTCACAGTTTGAGTGTTCGTGGCATCATCAGATGATTATTGACAATATTGAGCGGATGTTTCTTCCGACAAGTGATCCAAATCATCTTCGCAGGCTTTGTGTGTCGATGCCTCCACGGCATGGGAAAAGTGAGCTTATTAGCCGTCTTTTGCCGTCATATATCCTTGGGAAGAACCCGGATACTGGTGTAATGGCATGTTCCTACTCCAGCGAATTGTCTGGCAGGATCAACCGGGATGTTCAGCGGTATATTTGCTCGGAAGAATTCAAACGCTTGTTTCCTGATTCGAGGATGCCTGAAGGGCAAGGTGGCCGAGGGGCTGTGTCAGAAAGTTATACACGAACTTCTGACCTGTTTGAAATGGTTGGTCGGCGTGGATTTTATCGTTCAGCGGGTGTTGGTGGATCGATTACGGGTATGGGTGGTCAATGGTTGATCGTGGATGACCCGATCAGAAACCGTGCTGATGCAGATTCTCCTACGATCCGGGAGAATATTTTGAATTGGTATAAGTCGACTTTCCGTACCCGTGCAGAAAAAGATGCTCGAATCCTGATTGTTATGACCAGGTGGAACCCGGAAGACCTTGTTGGGTCTGTTTTGAATACTCAAATGATGGAACGGAATGCCGACCAGTTCGAGTATTTGTGTTTGCCAGCGATTGCTACCGGTGACAGGCACAAAGACGATCCTAGGGCCATTGGAGAGCCTTTATGGCCATCCAAATACGATGCTCTGGCGCTGGAACAGATAAAAACGAGCCTTGGAATCAGGGAATTCGAGGCTTTATACCAGCAAAATCCAACCGCACCTGGTGCTACAGAGTGGCCTCAGGAGCTGTTTGCAGACCATATTTGGTGGGATAAACCATGGCCTGAACGGTCAGAAATTGTCGAATCTGTCCTTGCAATTGACCCTTCCAAAGGTAATGAGGCTAAAGTTGGGGACTATTGTGCGCTGGTTTTGCTGGCGAGACTGAGAGATAACAGCGTTTTAGCTAATCCGATCATTAGCAGGATGAGTTCCGAGGTGATCGTGGACAATGTGTTGGAAATGGCGGAAAAGTATAAGCCATCAATGATTGTATGTGAAACAAACGCATTTCAGCATCTATTATTGCAGAATATGAAGCATAAAAGTGATTTAATGAATATGGGTTTGATAACACAAGGTGTTCACAATGTTATCAAAAAAGAGATCAGAATCCGGCGGTTAGGGCCATTTTTGGAAAAGCATCGTATTAGAGTGGTAAAGAATGCCCATGGTTCTCTTTTGGTGGACCAGATGAAGTTGTTTCCTTCAGCGAGATACGATGACGGTCCTGACGCATTGGAATTAGCACTAAGAACACTAATAAATATTTGCAATAATCGATTGAAACCAAATTCAAGAGGTCTTAGGACATAGTGAAATAGTATTTTAGTGTTTATAGTGAGGTTCGATGAATACAGTTTACGGAGTGGAACATGTTTGATTGGCTGAAAAAGTTGTTTGCGCCGACTCAGCCAATCAGGAGGTCGGTAAGGGAGTCGTGGGGTTATCCATGGGCTCCTCAAGAGTTCCAGGGTGACAGTTTCATGACTGGGTCGAACCAATACTTGGGTATTGGTCAGACTGCATGGGGTGTTAATAACCCTATTGATCGTGCGTATGGAGCCGACTACCCTTTTATTCGTAACGAGTTGGATCTTGGCAGGCTTCGTTCAATCAGTCGATTCATATTCAAAACAAATGCAAATGCCGGAGGAACGATTCAGGCTATTCGAGGGTATGTGATTGGAAAAGGATTCAAGCCGCATTTCATTGGAAAAGATTCGAGTACTAT